ATGAAAATCGAGTTAACCATTGATCGCATGAAGAAACTTCCTGATGGATCTATACCTGCGCTCGAGTCAGAACTGCTGAAAAGGCTCAGCAAGCAGTTTGATGATTGCCAGCTTACGATTAAGCGTGCCAGCCATGATGGGCTGACTGTTTTCGGGGGTGACAAGAAAGAGGTCGAACATATCGTGCAGGAGACCTGGGAAAGCGCTGACGAGTGGTTTAATTAATCGCGTGAATTTCACTGGAGCAGTTTCAAAGAGTATTGCTGTTTGCGCTCCCCTGGCTGTTCCCGATTACTGTTTACCGTGTCAATAAGTCGCTCTGGGGGAAAATAGTGTGTAGTGCAGATGCCTTTAATGCAGATGATCAATGGTACGACGTTGTCAGAAGGGCCGATAACGCAGTCATCTATAGCTTCCCGGCGGAAGGGAGATATCTGGTTTATCGAGTAAATGGAATAGTTTCATTACGACCGTTACTCGACGAGGAAGAAATCTTCACTCTCAACGGGTTTATGCAATTTGCAAAACGACTGGGGTACCGAGTTACACCACCGTCTGATATTATTCTTTCATAGGCCTGAACACCCTATACCTGATGCGCCACGGAGAGAACCATGGCGCTAGAATTACAACTTATCAAACACCATTCAGGAATACTGATCCCGGCTACTCCCGAGACCAGCGATATCCTGCAATCCAAAACCCGGCTCGGCGATGTTCTTGTGGCCGAGTTCAGACGTGTACGAAACCCGGCATTCCACCGACGCTTTTTCGCGCTTCTCAATCTCGGTTTTGAATACTGGGAACCAACCGGCGGGGCTATCTCGAGTAACGAGCGGAAGCTGATCACTGGCTACGCCAAGTTCCTTGCTTCGTATGGCGGGAATGAGGGCGCGCTGATCGATGCTGCTGAGCAGTATCTAGAGCAGGTTGCTTACCGGCGCGTCACGAATGGCATTAGCCTGTGCAAATCCTTCGATGCTTACCGCTCCTGGGTGATCGTTGAGGCAGGGCACTTTGATGCCATTCAGCTACCTGACGGCACACTCAAAAAGCATCCTCGCAGCATTTCATTCGCCAACATGGACGAGCCCGAGTTTCAGCAACTCTATAAAGCTGCGCTCGATGTCCTCTGGCGGTGGGTCCTGTCCCGTTCATTCCGCAGTCGCGATGAGGCAGAAAATGTCGCCGCACAGCTGCTTGGCTTCGCGGGGTGATCGAATGAAGTCTACATGGTTCCATCATACCGACTGTAGCACCGAACAGGCCGACGAACTGGTCAAGCGTTACAAAGCGCGCGGCGTGCGAGTTGAGCGCAGCCTTAACCAGGATTACGTGACCTGGACTGTCAGTGCATTCCTTCCGACCTCAAATACTCCAGCGCGCCCGGATAGCCGCTGGCGAAACCGGATGTGGGGATGAATGTGAAAACATATCAAATCACTTTGCCCTGGCCGCCGAGCAACAACCGGTATTACCGGCACAACCGCGGGCGCACTCACATTAGCGCAGATGGCGTCGCGTATCGCTATGCGGTCGCCAGTCTCATTCGAAGCGCCCGGCTTAATATTCGGACAGCTGTACCACTCAAAATCCGAATTGAATGTCACATGCCCGACCGCCGACGCCGCGATCTGGATAACCTGCAGAAAGCTGCATTTGACGCTTTGACCAAGGCGGGATTCTGGCTGGATGACAGCCAGGTAATCGATTATCGCGTTGTGAAAATGCCTGTCGTTAAAGGCGGGAAATTAAAACTCACCATTACCGAGCTGGAGACCGCATGAACCTTGAAAACACTCTCAAATATCACTTTGCCAAATCGACAATGATTAGCGACTCTCCGCGTGCAACGGCGTCAGACTCATTAACTGGGACGGATATCATGGCCGCTATGGGCATGACGCAGGAACGGGCAGCATTGGGTTACAGTGCTTTTCTCGGGAAAATGGGCATCAGCAACAATGACCGGGAGAGGGCGATTGAATTGCTGGCCCAGTATGCGCTGACTAAGTGCGATCGGGTGGCGGCGCTGCGCAAGCTGGAGCCAGGGGTTAAACCACTGGTGATGCATCAGCTGGCCACCTTCGCGTTCGAAGACTATTCCCGCAGCGCCGCCAGCGTGAAGCAGTGCGATGGCTGCAATGGGGAAGGGTTTATTGACGCTGAGGTTTTCAGCATGAAGTCTCACACTCCGGCAAAAGAGAAGAAGTTCGTGAAGATGTCTTTGCACATGGGCGCGGAGGATATTCGTCCTTCTGAGTATGAGGTGCATAGACAGGTCAGGGAGGTAGCGCGCGTTCTCTGCCCTCGGTGTAAGGGGAAGAAGGTAGTAAGCTGTGCCTGTAAAGATTGTCATGGCCGCGGGAAAGCTGTTAATCACGCTCTTACAGATCAGCAGGGCGTTCCGGTACTGGCTGATTGCAAGCGCTGCAGTGGGCGAGGGTTTGAGCGAATTCCATCAACTGAGGCTTACGCAGCTTTAAGTGAGATAACGGATGCAATCAGTCTCGATACATGGAAGAAATCTGTTAAGCCATTCTACGATCAACTCATCACCAGGTTTGACATCGAAGAGGCCTGGGCTGATGCACAGCTCAAGCAGATAACAAAATAGGGCGTTATTTTATCGTGAGCTATTTACTTTTCCCGAATCTGTGGTAGTTTTCCTCTAACGATGGATTATTGCCTTCGTTTAAAGCCCTGCGGTTAACCCCGTGGGGCTTTTTGCTTCTGTCGATTTAAGAATTATTGAAGAGCTAGCGCTGTAACGGAAAAATAAGCGATGCTTCGCCAGCTGCGAGCCTTTTAGTATCCATGGAAGAAGAAGCGAATCTTCAAGCCGATAAACTTCAACACTGGCCAGACATAATGTTGGATTAAATATAGGACAGGTGGAACAACTAATGTCGCACCAGTTGCGAAGAATGCGTATACCGCCGAGTCCTTTGCGATTAATGAGTAATTTAGGTTAAGTGTTTCAAGATTAATTGCATTGGCTATACTCGAACCTACAAATCCAGAGCCAAAAACAACCAGAAACACATAAAGTGATGCTGTTATGAGCTTTAAAATTAGCCAAATGTATTTCACGATGGACACCTGCTGATTGATGTCATCTTTTTACACAAATGTCATCTGTTTAGCTAGGTTATAGGTCGCTTGGTTCTAAATAATACCCTGCTCATTGCCTTACCCTCACCTTGCCAGCCTGTCGCTGGCTTTTTCATTTCAGGCTCCTAGAACCATCATCGACACGCCTTCTTGTTAAATCGTCCCGACGGACAGACCCTTTTCTAACACACAGCACCCGCTAACTACGCGAGGTGAGAGTATGTATCGCATGGACAAACTAACCACCGGTGCTGCTTACGGCGCTTCAGCCGGTAGCATCCTAAACGGCATGCTGAATGCCTACAGTCCCGAGCAGTGGAACGCTATCGGCGTGCTGGTGGGCATCATCATCGCTGTACTGACGTATCTAACGAATCTCTATTTCAAAATCCGCGAAGACAACCGCCGCAGCAGGAGCCGAGATGAACCCGACACTCCGAAATAAGCTGGTGGGCGCCGTTGTTGGCGGCGCCAGCGCAATCACTATTGCAGCTGTGATGCTGGGCAATGCGGATGGACTTGAAGGAAGACGCTATTACGCTTATCAAGACGTCGTTGGTGTCTGGACTGTTTGCGATGGGCATACCGGCGCTGACATTCGCCGCGGTCACAGATACACCGATAAAGAATGTGACGCTTTGCTTCAATCCGACCTGCGCAAGGTAGCTGCAGCTATCGACCCGCTGATTAAAGTCCATATTCCCGAAACCACTCGTGCCGCACTTTACTCTTTCACCTACAACGTAGGAGCTGGAGCGTTTAGCAGATCGACGCTGCTGAAAAAAATAAATTTCGGCGACGTTCCGGGTGCATGCAAAGAACTGCAGCGCTGGACGTATGCCGGTGGCAAACAGTGGAAAGGGCTTATCACTCGGCGCGAGATTGAGCGTGAAGTTTGCGAGTGGGGCCAGAAATGAACCGATTAACAGCAACCATCTTTGCTGTAGTTATCTGCCTTCTGGTTTCCATGGCATGGGCGATTAACCATTATCGCGACATCGCCATCACCTACAAAGATCAGCGGGATAAAGCCACTGAGAAACTCAGCCTGGCAAACGCCACCATCAAAGACATGCAGACCCGTCAGCGTGATGCAGCGGCACTTGATGCTAAATACACGAAGGAATTAGCCGATGCGAAATCACAGCTTGAAGATCTGCAGCGTTGCGTTAGCACTGGTAAGTGTGGGCTGCACGTCAACGCCAGATGTCCCTCGAACGGAACGGCCGGAACCGGCAGCCTGGGCGATGCTTCCAGCCCCCGACTTACTGACTCCGCTGAACGGGATTATTTCACCCTCAGAGAAAGAATCGTCACAGTGACAAAGCAGGTCGGATATTTGCAGGACTACATCAAAGAGCAATGTATGAAATAGAGCCTCATCCGTAAGGTTCTGTCACTATTTCTCTTCTGGACACTAGCAATAGCAAATATTTTAAGCGCATTTTGATAGGTTGGATGACGCCAAAAAAATGCTCTCGCAAAGAGAGCTAAAGGAGTCTCAGTTTCACTTGCTCTTTTTATCGATGATTCCCTGGAGTTGGCATTCTCCGCATCAGAGTCTTGGATAGCCTGGCAGTCAACCAGTAATCAACAAGCGTAAGCGAAAAGTATTAGGAATTTCCTCAGATTGGCAGTCTTTGATGGTTCTTACTTGTTGCACATGCTCTACCTAATATCCCCTATAAGAAGATTAGATTTCACTCGAAATTACACACACTAAAAGGAACGGGTTGAACTGCGTTCGGCCATAAAAAATGCCCCTGATACGGGGCAAGTATTAGTCGAATCTTTTGTAATGTTTATGTGCTTCTTGCTCTAAGGCTTTGGCAAAATAACATCTCAGCCAGATATTGCAAATTAAATGCACTTTTAAATGCAATAACGTGAAGCCCCTCATCCTGATCTTTCAATCTCAGGCGGAAACGGCAATCATTAATAGCTGGTTTCCCTGTGGCGGAAGGTTTTGACTTGGCCCTGTTCATAGTGGCAGGGATGTGTCTGATTGTTCTTCTTGTCATGCGCCAATTTTGAACAAATGAGGCTGCGGGCTTCCGGGGACTAAGAGACGATTCACCAGGAGGCATCCTGCACCATATGGCAAAAGCTCTTGTAATGATGAAGGAGCTTTTTTTATCATTATTTGGGGCATCACTGACGCTGGGAACCCCATTGGGGACAAGCTGAACGTTAGCCCATTCAGCATCTGTAACACAGGTAGTCTACTATTTACATACAGTTAGGTTAAAGGCAGCTCATCTATGACTGTCGCCTTACTTGATAATGGAAATAGTAAACGGCCAAAAGAGGTAATAATGAAAATTGAAGAACTGACGAACAAGGCAGAAGAAGAAATTTCTGCCCTCATATCAAAAAAAATTTCAGAGTTACGAAAAAAAACAGGCCATGAAGTTTCCGAAATTGAGTTTATCGCTCGTGAAGCGATGACAGGTCTTGAAGGGTACGAGGTCAAAATCAAACTCCTTTAATCGTAACTTCACAAAACAAGGTCGCTCATGCGGCCTTTTTTATCGCTATTTGACAGTGAGTAACGCAAGGAAAAAACATGGCAAAACCGGACTGGGGCGAGCTTCAGCAACGGTTCCTGTCCGAACATGCCAAAACAGGCGTATCACCGAAGGAATGGTGTGAAGCGCAGGGACTTAATTACGCTACCGCCCGCCGATACATCAAAAAGCCTACTGCGCAAACTGCGCAAAAACCTGCGCTAAAAAAAGTGCGCACTGCGCAGAAAGATAAAAGCGCAGATGCGCTGGTGGATGATGATGGACTTACAGCTCAGCAGCGCTTATTTGTCGCGGAGTACCTGAAGGACAACAACGCCACAGCTGCCGCTGCACGTGCTGGTTATAGTGACCCAAACTACGGTCGTCAGCTCATAGCGAATCCTAACGTTGCGCAGTCTATTGCGCAGCAGCAAAAAGCGTCCATTGCGCGCACGCTTGGCAGTGCCGATGAAGTCCTCGCGCAGATGTGGCAGCTCGCCACCTTCGATGCAAACCAGCTTTCGCAGTATCGTCGTGGCGCGTGTCGTTACTGCTGGGGCTTCGGTCATCACTACCAGTGGCGCGATGCCGTTGAGTTCGAAGAGAAAAGACTCGAGGCGCTTGAGCGTGACAGACGTGAACCCGAAGATTCCGGCGGTTACGGCTATGACCACAACAGAGAGCCTAACCCTGAATGCCCGCGCTGCAACGGCGATGGTATTGGCCAGCCTTATTTCCCCGATACGCGCAAACTCCCTCAAGTCTCACGGCTCGCATACTCCGGCGTTAAGGTCGGCAAGAATGGCGTCGAGATAACCGCAATCAGCCGTGAGCGCATGTTCGAAGCGGTAATGAAGCGCCTTGGCCTGGCTGATAGCGAGTTCGCGCAGCGCCTGCAGCAGATTGAAATCGAGCGCCGGCAGCTGGAGGTAGAAAAGCTTCGTAAAGAGTTGGCCGGTGATGGTGAGGACGATGAACCAACCCCAGTGCAGATCAATATCAACGTAGTGGATGCGAGGGCAGACGATGGGGATCAGCCCGACACTTAACATTCCTCAGGCGCGCTTCCTCGCGATGCAGCACAAATTCAAAGCCTACGTTGCTGGGTTCGGTTCCGGTAAGACGTGGGTGGGTTGTGGGGGCATCTGCAAAGGGATGTGGGAGCATCCTAAAATCAACCAGGGTTATTTCGCGCCGACGTACCCGCAGATTCGTGACATCTTCTACCCGACGATAGAGGAGGTGGCCTTTGACTGGGGGCTGAGCGTCAAAATCAACGAGGGGAACAAAGAGGTTCACTTCTACGAGGGGCGGTGCTACCGCGGGACAACCATCTGCCGCTCGATGGAGAAGCCCGGCTCGATAGTCGGCTTCAAAATTGGTAATGCGATGGTGGATGAGCTGGACGTTATGGCGGCTGCCAAAGCGCAGCAGGCCTGGCGAAAAATCATCGCCCGTATGCGTTACAACATTCCCGGTCTGAGAAATGGAATTGACGTCACGACAACGCCGGAAGGCTTCAAATTCGTCTACCAGCAGTTCGTGAAGGCTGTGCGTGAAAAACCAGAGCTTGCGGCGCTGTATGGACTGATTCAGGCCAGCACGTTCGACAATGCGAAGAATCTACCGCCTGATTACATTCCATCGCTGCTTAGTTCTTACCCTGACGAACTGATTCAGGCCTATCTGCGCGGGAAGTTCACCAACCTTAACAGCGGGACCATTTACCACACCTTTAACCGCAAGCTGAATAACTGTTCTGACGAGATTCAGGACGGGGATCCGCTATTTATTGGTATGGACTTCAACGTAGGGAAAATGGCCGCGATTGTTCACGTAAAGCGTAATGGCCTGCCGCGTGCGGTTCGTGAGCTGGTCAAGGTCTATGACACGCCGGCGATGATTAAGCGCATTCAGGAAGAGTTCTGGCGCTACGAGGATGGTCGCTACGTTAAAAACCGGGAGATTTATATCTATCCGGATGCCTCTGGCGACTCCCGCAAATCGCAGAACGCCAGCAAGACCGATATTGCTCAGCTCAACGATGCCGGATTCAGCGTCATCGTTGATGATGCCAACCCTCCTGTTAAGGACCGCATCAACTCGATGAACGCCATGTTCTGCAACGCCAATGGCGAACGCCGCTATCTGGTTAACGTTCAGAACTGCCCGGTTTACACCGAGAGCCTTGAGCAGCAAATCTGGGCGGCAAATGGCGAACCGGACAAATCAGCAGATAACGATCACCCCAATGATGCTGGTGGGTACTTCATCGTGAAGGATTACCCGATCGTGAAACCGGCATACTCAATCACCATGGACACCACTTTCTGATATGGCAAACGACGACATCACCTGGGTTCGACCAGAACACCGGGCGGCTTCTGCTGCCTGGCGGAAATACAGGGACTTTTGCAAAGGAGCTGAGGCCGTAAAGGCAGCGGGTAATAAGTACCTGCCTTATCTCGACCCAACTGATAAATCCACTCGCAATCGCAAGCGCAATGAGGACTATCTGAGCCGCGCGGTGTTCTATGCCATTGCCGGTAATACGAAAATCGGCATGCTTGGGATGGCGTATCGCAAGGACCCCACGTTTAACGGCCCTGAAAAGCTCAATTACCTGTTGGACAATGCTGACGGTGCCGGCACCAGTATTTATCAGCAGTCGCAACTGGTGGCCGAGAACGTGCTGGAAGTTGCGCGAGAGGGGCTTTATGTCGATTACGCAGAAGCCTCCGATGAGGCGATCATCCTCCGCTATCCGGCAGAGAACATCATCAACTGGCGAACAAAGCGAATTAACGGGCGCGATCAGCTGGTGCTGGTGGTACTGCGTGAATGCGTAGAAGAGCCGGATGGTTACGCTTATAAGGATGAAATCCAGTACCGCGAACTGGCGCTGGAAGAAGGCCGGTTCATCTGCCGGGTATGGCGCCGGGCTGGTGGCACTGCAAGCGGAACCTACACCGTTGACAGTGAGTACCACCCTAAGCCGAAAGGAAAGGACTACTGGGACGAAATCCCGTTCACATTCGTCGGGGCCCAGAACAACGATCCTACAATTGATGATTCACCTCTGGCTGCGCTGGTGGAGATAAACCACGGTCATTACCGTAACAGTGCTGACTATGAGGACAGCGTGTGGTTTTGTGGTCAGGTGCAGCCGTACATGACAGGGCTTGATACCAACTGGCGTGATCACCTCGAGAAGAAGGGCGTTAAAATTGGTTCCCGATCACCGCTTTTGCTTCCTAAGGAGGGCTCGTTTGGTTATGCCCAGGCGCAGCCGAACATGCTGGCTAAAGAGGCCATGGACAGCAAACGCGATTACATGGTGCAGCTTGGCGCCCGATTGATTGAGCAGAACGCCACGGCGAAGACTGCTACCCAGGCGAGCGGTGAGCAAACATCCTCAACGTCTGTGCTCGGTATCTGCGTTTCGAACGTTTCTGAGGCCTACACGTTGGCGCTTAGCTGGTGTGCGAAATACCTCGGCATCAAGGGCGAAACGACGAGTTACACCATCAACCAGGAGTTCATCGCGAAGGTTGCCGAGTCGGGCATGGTGACGGCAATCGTCAACGCCTGGCAGTCCGGTGCGCTGCGCGATAGCGATATGATTCGCGCATTGCAAAAGCTTGACCTCATTGACCCGGCCGACAGTCCGGACGAGGTTATTGATGTGCTTCGCAATCAGGCACCAACGTTGACGGGAGGCTGATATGGCCACCATTAACGAAAGCCTGCGCGATGAGTCGATCGCACATTCCGTCTGGTTAAGTCGCTACGCCACCGGTGTGGCAAACCGGATGGTGAAGTTGCTTAACGAAACGGACGCGGATCTTTCGGCACGGCTACTAGATGCGCTGGACAGATTGCCGCCGGAGAGCTTCACCGTTAACCGTCTGGAGAGTTTACTGGGCAGCGTGCGCGAACTTAACCATCAAGCCGTAGCGTCCATGCAGGCAGGGCTCGAGAGTGAGCTGGTGGCGCTGGCAAAGAACGAAGCCAGTTATCAGCTGAGCCTGTTCGATTCCCTTCTGCCATCACAGGTCCTGTCTCACTATCCGCTGCAGGGTATTACAGCCGATATGGTGTATGCCGCGGCGATGGCGCAGCCCTTTCAGGGGCGGCTGCTGAGTGAGTGGGCGGATAATCTGGAATCGGACAGGCTGGCGCGGATAGTGAACGCCGTTCGAAGGGGGTATCTTGCCGGCGACACGGTAGAAACAATCGCGCGCAGTGTTCGCGGCCACGCCAATAAAGATTATCGCGACGGCGCGCTGCAGATGAGCAGGGCAAATGCCGCCAGCATCGCTAAAACAGCTGTGAATCATCTGGCTGCCACAGCGCGCAACAGCTTCACCAGTGCCAACAGCGATATCGTGAAAGGCAAACAGTGGCTGTCTACACTGGACAATAAAACCAGCCACGACTGCATTATTCGTGACCTGCTGCGTTACACCCTGGATAACAAACCGGTCGGGCATAAGGTGCCTTACCTGCAGGGACCCGGGAAGATTCATTTCTGCTGCCGTTCTACTGAAACTCTGATTCTCAAGTCCTGGAGCGAACTCGGCATTGATATTGATGAGATGGCCGAGGGTACTCGTGCCAGCATGGATGGCCAGGTGCCAGCTAAAACCTCGTATCTGGAATGGCTCGCGCGCCAGTCGGCACAACGCCAGGATCAGGTTCTGGGTGCCGAGCGTGGACGTCTGTTCCGCGCGGGTGAAATCGACCTGGCTGATATGTTCACTGACAAAGGCGAGTGGATCAGCCTGGAACGGCTGAAGCAGCTCTCAGGCACAGACAACTAA